CGCACATGTGATCCTAGGCGATTCTTGATCGCGCTTATTAGCTAACCAATTTAATTTGGTGTTGAAGTGTTGACACGCTCTCTAACACATGGGGCAGCTTATCAGCTTCTTTCAGGAGATTCCTGTTTTTCTACAGGAAGCTCTGAACATCGCTTTAGTGGCTGTTAGTCTCATAGCTGTCATCAAAGGCATCATTAACCTTTACAAAAGTGGTCTCTTCCAGTTCATCTTCTTTCTCCTCCTAGCAGGGAGGTCCTGCTCGGATGGCACATTCAAAATAGGCCTACACACTGAGTTCCAGTCAGTCACCCTTACCATGCAGAGACTTTTAGCTAACCATTCAAATGAGCTCCCATCTCTCTGCATGCTTAACAATAGTTTTTATTATATGAGGGGAGGTGTGAACACCTTCCTGATTCGTGTTTCTGATATTTCAGTCCTCATGAAGGAGTATGATGTATCAATCTATGAACCAGAAGACCTTGGAAATTGTCTTAACAAGTCTGACTCAAGCTGGGCTATTCATTGGTTCTCAAATGCTTTGGGACATGACTGGCTTATGGATCCTCCAATGCTATGTAGAAACAAGACAAAGAAGGAGGGATCTAACATTCAATTCAACATCAGCAAAGCTGATGATGCCAGAGTGTATGGAAAGAAGATAAGAAATGGTATGAGGCATCTCTTCAGGGGCTTCCATGACCCGTGTGAGGAAGGGAAAGTGTGCTACCTGACCATCAATCAGTGTGGTGACCCCAGTTCCTTTGACTACTGTGGCGTGAATCATCTTTCCAAATGTCAGTTTGACCATGTGAACACCCTTCATTTCCTTGTGAGAAGTAAGACACATCTCAACTTTGAGAGGTCTTTGAAAGCATTTTTCTCATGGTCTCTGACAGACTCCTCAGGAAAGGACATGCCAGGAGGTTATTGTCTAGAGGAATGGATGTTGATAGCAGCCAAAATGAAATGTTTCGGAAACACTGCTGTTGCTAAATGTAATCAAAATCATGACTCAGAGTTCTGTGATATGCTGAGGCTATTCGACTATAACAAGAATGCAATAAAGACCCTCAATGATGAATCAAAGAAAGAAATCAATCTTCTAAGCCAGACAGTGAATGCCTTAATCTCAGATAATTTGTTAATGAAGAATAAAATTAAAGAGCTAATGAGCATCCCTTATTGTAATTACACAAAGTTTTGGTATGTCAATCATACCCTGACAGGGCAGCACACTCTTCCAAGATGTTGGTTGATAAGGAATGGAAGTTATCTTAACACTTCTGAATTCAGGAATGACTGGATTTTAGAGAGTGATCACCTCATCTCAGAGATGTTAAGTAAGGAATATGCTGAAAGGCAAGGCAAAACCCCAATCACATTAGTTGATATTTGTTTCTGGAGCACAATTTTCTTCACAGCATCATTGTTCCTTCATCTAGTCGGAATACCCACCCATCGACACCTCAAAGGCGAAGCCTGTCCTTTGCCTCATAAGCTGGACAGCTTCGGAGGTTGTAGATGTGGCAAATATCCCAGATTGAAGAAACCCACCATCTGGCACAAAAGACATTAAACACAGCCAAGACCCCTGCCGACCCGGGCCCAGCCCGGGTCGGCGGGGCCCCCCAGTCCGCGGCTCTGCCGCGGACTGGGGAGGCACTGCTTACAGTGCAAAGGCTGCCTTGGGTAGAAATAGAAGGCTGAGAGGTAAAAGTGCCACTGGTTCTTCATCTACCATTTTGCCATCCATCACTGATTGATACATGATACAATCCAACAGAGCACAGTGAGGTTCACCAGAACTCAATTTGAATGGAGAGTCTTTTTCTCTCTTTTTCTTGTTGACAACAACTCCATTATGATGTTTGCAAAGATGTCCAAACTTCTCCCAAATTTGCTGATCATAGAGTCTTGCTTGATCAGATGTGAGTTTCACATCTACCAGCTTTAAATCCTTCCGTCCATGAATGTCTAAAAGTTTCCTTATGTCGTCAGAACCTTGAGTTGTAATCACCATATCTTGTGGTAGTAAACCTATTACATAACTTAATACTCCTGGCATTGCATCCTCGATGTCTTGCATCAAGATGCCATGTGAATGTCTGCTGCCATTTTTGAAGCCCTTCTCATCATGTGGCTTTCTAAAACAATGAATATAATGCTTGTTGGCTGGCTGATATAGTGCCAATTCCACAGGGTCTGTTGGAGGCCCTTCAATGTCAAGCCACAGTGTATTAGTGGGGTCTAACTTCTTTACAGCCTCTTTAATCACTGCTTCTTGCATTTCAGTCAGGTTTGCTAGTCTTAGATTCTGACCGTTTTTCTCGGGTTGTCTCGGTCCAACTTGAGGTTTCTTTGTTAGATCAACACTTGTGTTGTCCCAAGATCTCCCAAGAATTTGTGATCTGGAACCAATGTAAGGCCACCCGTCACCTGAGAGACACAATTTATACAGAAGGTTCTCATAAGGATTTCGATTCCCAGGTTTCTCGTCTATAAACATCCCCTCTTTTCGCTTGACTTGCAGAGTTGATTTAATCAAGCTGGAGAAATTATCAGGAGTGACCCTAATTGTTTCCAGCATGTTCCCACCGTCAAGTATTGAGGCGCCAGCTTTCACAGCAGCTGACAGACTGAAGTTATAGCCAGAGATGTTGATGGAGCTCTCGTCCTTAGTTACGATCTGCAAGCATTCGTGCTCTAGAGTTAGCTTGTCAAGGTCATTTAAATTCGGATATTTAACAGTGTATAACAGGCCCAGAGATGTCAACGCTTGGACCACACTATTCATCGTTTCTCCACCCTGGACAGTCATACAAGCGATTGTGAGAGCTGGCATGGAACCAAACTGATTATTCAGTTTTGATGGATCTGAGACATCCCAGATTCTAACCACACCATTTCCAGCACCTCTCTGCTGTTGGAATCCCAGGGTCTTCAAGATTTCTGACCTCTTTGTCAGTTGCAGCTGTGACAAATTACCCATGTACAGCCCTTGGGGACCTGACTCAGTCCTCTTTATCTTGTTCTTCAGTTTTTCCAAGTCTGATGCAAGCTCCATCAATTCATCTCTCCCCAGATCTCCAATCTTGAATATGGTGTTTTTCTGGATGCTTTTCATAGACATGAGCCTATCCACTTCTTTGTTTAAATCCCTCAGCTTGTTCAGATCCTCTTCACCCCTTTTGTTCTTTCTGAGAGCCCTCTGCACTTGTGAAACCTGGTTGAAGTCGATGCTGTCAGCTATGAGCTTGGCATCTTTCAACACATCTGTTTTCACAGTGTGGGTGAACTGACTCAGGCCTCTTCTCAGTGACTGAGTCCACCGAAAGCTGGGAATTTCCTTGGAGTGAGCCATAGTGGCTAATAACCAAAGGATTTGAAATAAAGCTCAGTAGAAGAGTTAGACACTTTGCCTAGGATCCACTGTGCG